CGCTCCACGCGTGATTTCTGCGCCACCACGCCACAACATTCAGCTGGATAAACCTCTGCGGCATGGGCCACGATAGCCTGTATCGTTTTCTCTCTCATACTATTGCCTTATCAGTGCTGCACCCGGAAAGCCGCCAAACGGCACCGGATTGTTTTCACCATGCCGCTTTTGACAATCGCTGAGTAACCCACCGCATTTATCCTGACTCGGATCATCAACCGGCTGCCCATTCTCATCAAAGTAACGCGTCCCCGCGTAATCACACCCTTTGCCCGTTCGGTACCAACCGCGTGAGCACCATGTACACAAAGAATGGATCTGGCGCGTCGGTATTTGCAGTCCACGTAAATCGGCAGGGCTCGCCAGCTCAAACTCAACGGTTTCATCGTTTTCGAGTGACTTACGATCGATATAGTAAACCTGCTTTTTTTCCTGCTCGGGATCGGCGGTAGGATTGTCTTCGGGGAAGTTCTTTGCATCGAGATAATGTGCCAGCGTGTCGTGAATAGTCACTTTAGCCTGCGCCATATCTTCGAAGCGTAGACAAAGCGCAGTAATCGAACCGTTTAAGTTAGCAAGGGTCAATGTAGGCTGGGCTGTGCTACCACTCGTCGCCATTTCTAATCCTTCTATTTGGCAAGGCCATGCACCGTATTCCTTTCCTTGCCACCAGATAGATTTTGCGGCGAGCTTAGCGTTATCCCCACCAGCCGCCGTGATTTCTTCCGGCGTATGAGACAGGTTATAAGCATGAAAACGCAATACTTCATCCAAACCAAATGCGGAGCCATCGACTTCAAACAGACGAACTGTATTACCCGGCTCAAATTTTTGATAATCGTTATTTAGTGACATTAGACCTCCACAGCTGAAAAGGTTTGCTCAAAAGTCGCCGAGACTGTTGCTTGCGTTTTGCCGTTAGGTATTAATCGGATTGAATCTGCGCTGATAATGTACAACCCTTTATCACCATGTGGAGGCGTCCAAATAAATGCCTTAGTACAATGACGACGACAAAAATCACGGATCGCAATGGCCACGCTCAGAGAGCCACGAAAAGAATAAGAAAACTTTATCCGCTCTGAGTTAATGCCACTTTCAGATACCTGCTTATATCCATCACCAAATTGCACCTCGCGTATTGTTCTGGTGTACTCCGTCGTGGGCTGTCCTGCGACCTGTGTAGGCCACATAAAAGTTTCAATTGCCATGAGCGTTCCTCAATGAATACGCTGATTAACGACCTTTCATCGCGTTAAAAAGCTGCCCTCCCGGACGAAGGGATTTACTAATATTGTCCTGACAAAACTGATCGAGCATTTTCATCATGGTTTTGCTCACAGCTTCATTGCCACCAGATGACTTAGATATGGCTGATCCGTCATTTTGCAAAATAACGGTATTATGGAAAACAGGGCTTCCGCCGCCGCCACTTCCCGCCACCACACCTAGTTTTCCATTGGCGCCACGACGTAAAGGTAAAATAGCCTCAGGGCCAGCTTCTCCCATGACACCGCCACCCTTAGCGAATGCAAAAAACGTCGGCTTATCGACAATCGAACCACTGTATGCGCTCAAACTTGCGGAGGAATACACCCCGCCTTTTGCATTGGCCTCAATACCGCCCCATCCCATCGCACCAGCCAAAGATTTAACGCCATTAACCAGAGCCATTTTTACGAGAATTTCAGTCAACATACTGAGAATGGAACTGGTAAAGGATTTGAAGTCTGCCTTACCCGTCGTCAAAAAGGTGGTGAGTTGAGAGCTTAAGCCGGTCAGTGCTTGCCCTCCGGCATCTTTCATCACGCTATAAGCATCTGATGCTGCATCTGCATAATCCGCCCACGCTTTTTGCCCTCCGGCCTGCCAATTCGATCGCAATTGGTCCTCTTGCTCCCACGTTTTTCGCTGAGCGTCTAACATTTCATTGAGACGAGGATTATCTTTCTGACCTGAAAGCAGTTGAGAGCGCTCGAGTCCTCGCTGCACCTCTCGGCTGGATTTTGTTTGGCTAGCCAGCAATGCGTCCCGCTTAGTTTGCTGCTGAAGAAGATACTTATCGGCCTGATCATTAAGGCGATTTAATCGCTCCTGTAAAACAACCTCGTCACCTACTGCGGCAACGCGGGCTTTATATGCCAATACACTCGACTTGCTGGCTAATAACGATTGTTCCTGCGTGGTGAGTTGGCGCTTAGTCGCAGCGGCCTCTAATACCGCGAATTGCGCCTGCGATTTCCATAAGTCTTTGCGCTGCTGGCTGATAACATCTGTCACCGCCTTGTGTTGTTGCAGAACCACCAGCTGCGCCTGCAGCGCTTGTAAATCAGCTTGACTTGATTCCTCGGCCTTATCACCCACCGGCGCTTTATACTGGGGTCCTTTACGCGTTTTGCTCGCCTGCTCTTTGGCAAAGCGCGCATTTTCACGCTTAACCGCCTCATCTTTTGCAGACTGTGATGCGTAGGAATTCTTGATCCGCAAAATCTCACGCTGATGTTTTTCCTCCGAGGTTTCATACTGCCGCTTGAGATCCTGGTCACTTTGAAATTGGCGCTTTTGTCGCTCCTGCTCTTTTTGCTCAGCGGCTGCTCGCGCTGCAGTCACTGAATCCTGATAGGATTTCTCACTCAGTTCACCCAGTTCTTTTTGCAGGCGGGTAACCAGCGCCTTTTGGCTACTGACCCGCTGAGTCTCTTGCTGCGAGATCAGAGAGTCATTTTTACGCCCATAGCCATATCCCGTGGAGTCCGCCGCCCCCCCACGTTGCAGACTATCTAGATCCTTTTGAGCTCGCTCGAGCTGTTGGCGGGTAGACTCTACCTTGTCTTTTAGTGTGCTCTCACGCCCGACATTCAGCATCTGATCCCACGCGCCGGATGCAGCATTGCCTAACCATTTCCACGCGCTCTCCAAGTCTCCGAGATTATTTTTAATATCGGCACTTCGAGCACGCATAGCATTAGCGTAGGTGTCCATCGCTATCCGAGCAGCATCCGTTGTACGTCCCTGCTCTGCCAGTGTAGTGATCTGCTCGAGTTGGGTTGCCGTTAGAAAGTGCAGCGTTTTATCCAGTTCCAAAACCGACTGCACGGGATCATCCTGCAAGCGTTTAAACTGCCTGATTGTCTCATCCACGGACTGGCCTACGCTGGCCTGCATCTTAGCGGCAGTATCTGCAATCATCGTAACGGCATTGCCAGAAAAACTACCGCTGCCCACCACTGAGGCTAACGCACTCGACATGGCGCCCTGAGTGATACCGCCGCCCGACAGTGATTTCGCCATAGACTGTAGTTCAGCCGATGTTTTACTCGCATAATTACCCGTTAGAATCAGTTGCCGATTAAAGGCCACGGCTTCTTCTGAACCTTGGTACCATGCTTTTCCCAGCACATAGACCGCTGTTGCAATCCCTCCCACAACGGCGGCTAAGCCTAATCCGCGTAGGCTCATCAATTGTTCTATCCATCCAGCACGGTTCGCCAAGGTAATGCCCGACCCTCGCAAGGCCCCAAAGTTACCTCGAGCCAGTTCCCCCACCAAAACACCCAGTTCACGACGCGCTGCCGCACTTTGTATGCCAAGGTTGCGGGTTGCTGTTTTAGCTGTCTCTAATTTGCGGATATACAGTTCTGCCGCATCACCAGCCCCGACTTGAGCCGCTTTGAAACGCAAAAGCTCAGTACCAGAAAGTTTCTGTGCGACAACCTGAGATTTTAGCTGCTGTAGAAATCGCGCTTTTTGCTTACCAGCCTCCGCCTCCGCCAGTGCCGTTTCTTTAATACGTGCGGAAGAATGCGATAGAAGAGTGAGATAGTCTTGCTGGGTAATGTTGCCATTTTTCCGCGCGGCACGGATCTGTTCCTGAATGCGCCCAAGCGATTGCATCCCGTTACTCAGCTGCTTGGTACCATCAATTTGTCGAAAAAATGAGGCCGTCAGCGCATCCTGATCGCGACCTAATGCCGCGCTCTGAGACTGACTCTCCTGTAATTTTCGGTTCAACTCCGCGACACGTCGGTGAGTTTCATCGACCGCTTTAGATGCTTTTTCCCAATCCTTTTTGAGCGTATCGGCCGTAGAAGACTGCTGAGATTTAACCTCGCTCATTACCCGAGCATTGGTATCCCCCATCCCTTTGATTGCGTTGGTTTGACTCTCCACCAGCTTACGCATTCGATCCGATGAACCATCTGCATCTTTCCCCATGCCTGATAGTTGCCCACGGATACGCGCCATTTGCTCTTTAAACGTGGCAGTATCTACATCGAGATTAATAACTAAGTCGCTAATTTGTTGGGACATATCGAACTCCCCCGTAGGCACCTTCACCGATCAGCATAAGTTCATCATCCGTTTTAACCTCTTCACGTTCTGGCTGGGAAAGCAGGCTAAAATCTTCAGCGCGTATTTCGCCCCCACTCGCGAACACGGTCACAAGCATCTCTTTCATCGTGGCAAACTCCGCATCCAGTAACTGGTCACTAAACGGAGTTAGCGCAAAATAATTTGCCCAATCTGAGAACTCGGTGGCGCTCATTTCACTGAGCATACGGCGCCAGTCTGGGCGCCGAAACTCATGAGCCAGACGCTGTGCAAATGCCCGCTCGCGGGCCGCTATTTTGCCAGCGGCTTTTCCTCTACCGGCTCAACGGTATCAGGCGAGGGAGCAGCCTCGTCTGCTGACTTGGGATGCATGCCGCTAAGCGCTAGCACTATTTCCACCGCTTCGTTAATTGCTTCGCTAGGCCATGTTTTTTGGATAGTTTGGTGAAGCTCATTTTCATCGCACTCTGGTGTTTCATGGGATAACGAGCGAGAAATCAGCCATGCATTTACATCCACATTAAGACGCACAAGCTGCGCTGTATGACGTAAACTTTCGCTTCCCTCATCGCTAATGGCTTCTTTCGAGGCTAAATAATCAAAATACTCCACGCGCTGTAATGCCGAGATTTGGTGCAATACGACAGACTGGCCGTTGTACTTAAACGTTTCTTTTTTCAAAAACATGACAAATACCTATAAAAAAGGCCCCAGTCAGGGGCCATTGAAATGAAATAGAGCGAAGTTACGCCACGGTAAACGTTGCTATGGCCACATGTTGGCCATCATTCGTCATGCCGATAATTTCGACTTTTCCCGCCTTAACACCCGTGACCGTAGCAACCTTATCCTTTACCACGACGGTCGCCGTTTTTAGATCTGATGATGCAACCCGCAAAGTGTTATCCGTGGCATTGTCTGGCTGAATCGCGAACGTGACACTTTCAGAGGCGCCAACCGCAATATTGCCGGTCGCAGGGGTGACGGTTACCCCAGTGACAGGGACTGCCGGTGTGCGTAAATCTTCAGCCAGTGACGGCTTGCCTGAGTTGGTAACTTTTACCGTGCGGGTAATGACTTCTTTCGCTGGGATCGCTTTGCCTAGGCTACTAATCCAACCACGGAACACATCAACCGCACCGTTGGGATATTTGATTTTATAGCCACGAACATCCCCTTCAGTAAACCATTCAACCAACCCTTGTTGGCCACTCTCTCCGGGTTTCCACGCGAGGGTAAAACTGGTATCCCCAGCAGATTTCTCTCCTTGCGCCGTGCTGCTCCAATCGGCGTTTTCATCATCGAGATAGGTATCATCATAGGATTCGGCGGTCATTTCGCCGGGTTGAAGATCTTTAATTTTCGCCAAACGCGACCAATCAGCATCGCTTAACGGGTTTCCATAAGGGTCACCCTTGCCGGTATAGAGCCATAGCGTGGTACCCGCACCTTTTACCGGTGCCAGTGGGTTAGGTGTTGTCATATAACATCCTTACATTGAATAAGTGAGAAGATAAGTCAGATCAACCGAGCCCCACGTCGCCATCTCCTCATCACGTTGGTAGTCATAACCTTGGGGGGTCATCGTCTCGATCAGGGTATCGAGCGTTGGGATATTGGACAGTGCGGGATAAATGTGCGACTCCATCCAGCTATCTAGCGCACTGTCTGGCTGGGCCGATTTAAGAAACACCTCAACATGTAACGCTGCTTGCCAACTATCCTCATCCAAGGTGTCTCCGGTGTATTCCGCATCAGAGAGATAAACGGCAACAGCGGGAAGATCTTGCTCATCAAGAAAGGCAGGGCGCCCATCAAACCATGTCACTGGCTCAGTAATTTCACGTTGAAGCTGTGACGTTACGGCCTGACGGATCTGGGTATGTTTGCTCATCGTTTGATATGTAGTCTCAGTTGATTTTTCAGCGCCGAGGCCAACTCTTTTGGCATGTCGCTATCGATAAGTTGTGACGACGATGCCATAAATGCTTCGGTCAACGGCCCAGACAGGGGGACCTTCACCACATCAATGGGATAACGGGCACGCCCAACACGGCGCATCACTTGCCAGCGGCCATTAGCTAGTTGCTGAATAAAAGCATTGCGAAAGGTGTAGGGCCCCACTTTAAGTACGCTGCCCTTACCGTGTTTGGCCTCTCTGCGACGAGAGAGACGCACACGCGCCGCGCCTAATTTGATCGCCGGAAGGTTGCCTCGATTTATTTTGATCGACGCAATTGGACGATCCGGTTTGGCCTTCCTTAATCGAGCTCGCTGCCTGACCAATTTGACAGGGAGCCCCTTTCGCCGGTTGTCATCCACTCGCGCTTCTTTTGCTACCTTACGCGTGCTGTGACTAATGGCTCGCGCGGCCACACGATTGACGGCCTGCGCCGTTGCCGTGGGCACCATTATCCGACTCAAGCTATTCAGATTTAGGATCGCCTGTTCAAGCCCTTTAACTGACATAACGCTACTCCAGCCAAATCTGAGGTTTTCCATTAAAGAGCTGATGACGGGTGACGATATAGGACCCATCATCCACCACCACGTTGTCGTTGCGGCGTGGTGAATATGCCAATGAAAAAACCACTAATGAAACACCATCCCCCTGCACAGGGCCCATTTCAGGCAATAGATGAGACTCAACGGCCGTATAAGACTGCCCATTGATGGTGACCGCTTTGCCAAAGCGTTCAGCGGTCACACGATCCATTTTTGCCGTGAGCTGCACAAACGGACTAGCCATTGAGTTTCACTTCAATCATGGCGCTATTTTTATCAGCAGCCTTCCATGCAATGCCTGCGGCCACCGCATCAGTAGCGTCCAATTGAATTTTCCCATCTTTTAGCGCCACTTTTTTCCCCATAGGGATCACGTCTGCCGCTAATTTTGGTAGCAAAAAGACACCACTTACCATTGCGGCCCCTGCATCGCCCACGGGAATATCAGTAATTGCCACACCGACAATATCGCCAATTACGATAGGTTCACCGCTGGAAATTAGGTCGGCGTTACCATTAACAACCTCGATCACATTGCCATCTTGCACAAAATTCGTAGCCATACTCTTTGCTCCACGGCCCCAATGGGGCCGGATTTTAGGTATAAAAAAAGCCCGTTAGGGCTGTTCACATCACATGTGTGGAAAGTTATTTGCCGCTTGAATACACCAAACCGCGATGATCTAACGGAGCTACACCGGCATCAATACGGACCTTAGTGGCAATCCCGTCAGTATTAAAGCCTTCTTGCTGATCGATATAGGGCACATCCACACCATTAAGATAAGCAACCTCAATCGTATCCGTCCCTTTAGCCGCCGCCAGATACCATGCGGCTGCATCTTTATCATCCAGACGGGCTTCACTGATGACGGTTGCAAAGTTCTGGATTGGGTTGATGATCCCCGCGTTGATATCGGCACCTTTGACGCTTACAGACTTAATCGTCTGATTAGCGAGTGTTTCTAGCGCTGTTGGTACCAGCATAAATGCTGGACGGATATTAAGGCTTCGATCACCTTCTTTTTGGGTTCGCATCAACAAGCGGGCTTTGTCCAAATTAGCGACATCAATCGCCCCAGTGCTTACGTTCTTGTGGTCTGGACTGAAGAGTTTTTTACCATCAGACAGCACGGCGTTCGCCGTAAGAATTTCATAAACCAGATCGCCAATGGTCGCCTTCGCTGCTCGGCCCATTTTCATCGGGACATCAGTTAACTGGTTTAGATCATCGTTAATCAGTGCCTGACGCGTAATTGAGAAAATTTCACCGTAGGTTGCCAAGGCAATTGACTCACCACGATCTTTGGTTGTGATGTATTTATACTCTGCCCCCTCTCGAACCTTACGCAGGGAAGGGAAGCCCCCTAAACCGACACGATGAGCGGTTTTAAAGTCCGACAACTGCCCTTTTTTAGTCCAGAGCTCGAAGGTTTCCTCCGCCTCTTCCCACCCTTGCAAGATCGACTTATTCGCGACATCGAGCAGGATATTGCCAAAATCCGATGTACTGTGGGTTAGCGCCAGCCCCACCATTTGAACAGGATTCAACGAGGACACGCCAATACCGCGCTCAGTCAGTGACATACGTGCATATTCACGCAATGTCATACCGTTGTAGACGTTATCATTCTGACGTTCTTCATAGCCTGCACGCGCCATAATCGCCTGACGAATACCGTCACCGGTGAAATTACCGTTACTCGCATGAATAAGGTTATGAGGCGTGTTCTTATTTGATGGCGTCGCATCTTTGCCCAATTCAGCAAGCAGTTTATCTTTCGCTTGCTCGACAGAACATTCGATATCCTCAATACAGGATGCCTGCAGGGTTTGATGCTTACCGCCAAACATCGCAAACAGGTCTTTAATACCATTAATGCGCTGTTTTTGTTCTTCTCGCGCCTGAGCGCGGATAGCGTTCTCATCAACCGTGGCTGGCGCAGCAGTCGGAGCTGCCTGTGGTGTTGATACGGGGGCTTGGGCCTTTGGCGCAATAATCATATTCTTTAATGAATTAGGCATGGAATCAAAATCCTCAATACGTTTTGAATGAATGCAAGCCATTGCCTGCACAGATGTTGTCAGTTGATCAGCAAAACCATGCTCCACACACTCTCGTCCAGAAAGCCATGTTTCAGCGCTCAGCATGTCGGCTAATTCGTCAGTAGTCTTGCCGGTTTTCTTGGCATATGCGGGGATAAGCACCGTTTCGACCTTATCAAGGAGATCGGCGTAATCACGCATATCATCCGCATCGCCCCCCGTAATGCCCCACGGCTTGTGGATCATCATCATCGCATTTTCAGGCATGATGATAGGGTTGCCGACCATCGCAATAACTGAAGCCATCGATGCGGCCAGCCCATCGATATAGACCGTTTTGCTCGCAGGGTGGCTGTTAAGTAAGTTGTAAATGGCAATGCCATCAAACACATCTCCACCCGGCGAGTGAATATGTAAGTTGATATGGTCTAACTCGCCCAGCGCTTTCAATGTGCTAGCAAACTGCCGCGCACTCACTCCCCAATAACCGATCTCATCAAAGATATAAATATCAGCAGACCGTTCTCCACTGGCTTTCATTCGAAACCAGTTTTTCTCCCCGTTCGCAGCCGCTCGCGGAGTCATAAACACACTATTTTTTTGTTTTTTGCTCACTGCCTTCCCCTTTATCGTTCGCCGGGTCTGTGTCAAATTTCAGTCCTAAGGTGGCGTTTTCATCAATTTCGGCCTTGCGGCGGCGTTTAACATCGCCCGGATTTGCCCCCCGAGCCCGAACCCAATCGCCCTCCGTGGCTGCACCGCCACGTAAAAGCACCCGCCACGAATTAGCCTCTTTCAACGGATCAATCCACGGCATCACCGGCCCGCTGTATACCGCATTGAAAAGAGTCTCCCTATCCACATCGAGGGGGACATTAATCACACCTGATGTGATCGCCATTTGAAGCCAATTGCGGTAAATCGGGCGACTCACCGCCGCGATAAATGCATCTTGCAAAATGCTGTAGCCCTCAAACGATTCCACCAGCTCTTGGCGCTGTGAGCTGTAAGTCCCGTTGTAGTTACGGGCAATACTGGAAAAGCTTCCACGGCTACCGGCTGCAACCGCTCGTAGTTGGCCATTACGGAAAGTTTCTAGGTTGGGATTCGGCCGGTCGGATTTAATCATGCCAATATCTTCGCCGGGCTGTAGCCCATCAAAAAGCATGCCCGGCTGGATATCTAATTCTCGAGGACCATCTGATGATCCTGAACCTTCGTTATCACCGTAGGTTTGGGGATCGCCTTTCTTAACAAACATGCCCAAAGCCGCCGCAATACGCGCTGCAGTCAGTTCAGCATCCTCATACTCTTTGAGTGCACTTAGACGCATCAGCACCCCAGCGAGCAAACTATTGCCACGAATTTGGTGCAACCGACGCATAAACTTCAGATGAACCATGCTGTCTGCGGCGATTTCTTTCGTGTTTCCCTGCGCGCTGCCCAAACGAGTTAATGTTTTATACACAACGTATTTTGTCGGACGCCCCCACTCATTGAGCGCAACACCCTGACAAATCCCCTTACCCTCGTCATTTAGCTCAAGCGGGATAAAATCAGGCTCTAGTGCTTCGATCCAAAAGGGAACGTTGCCCGTAGGATTTAGTCCTGCTGCCGCCCCGCTCACCATTTGCCCAAACACCTCACCATCACGTAACCACGTGCGTGCCATCAACCGCTCTAGCACGGGGCGCGTAAACTGCCCTGTAACATCCGGCGCAACAGACCACTCCGCCCAAGCCGCACGAATGTCTTTCGCTAACTCATCGGCAACCAAACCCGTTTTTAAAATGGGTTGAGGATCTACAATGATTCCGCGGGCACCAACAATACGTTCCTCCAGTTTATCCAACAGACCAATCACCAAGTCATGGTTACAATCGAGCCATCGAGCCTGCTCACGTAACGAGCGCCCCCCTGATTGGGTCAGCTGATTGGCATTGCGGTTTTCACGTTTAGCACGGTGCGTTCTTGTCGGAGTAACGGCTTCATACGCCCGGATCATCGCCCGAGATTTAAGACGTGCCGCTTTCCAGCCCGGTGATACTAAACCAATGGCTTCATCTAATAGGCTCATACAAACCTCGCCAGTTTATGTGATGACCGTCCCCGTTGGCTGGCTTGATACTGCACAAGACGACGCTCCCAAGACATTCGGCCTTTCTGAATTTCGCCGAGGTTCTCCATCGTCATCGACTGTCCATTAAAGGTGATCGACTTCCCCTGTAGTAATGTTTTCTCGGCTTCCAGATAACACTGGATCATGTCTTCAATATCGGTCTGATTCATAACCAGCCTCCTGTCGTCGATGGCGCCCACGCCGAGGCCGTAGCCTCATGCTGAGTCTGTGATTGTGTTGTCTTATGAGTTGATACTTCGGATGTTTTAGTCTGAGCGGGGCGAGGCGATAATACAGGTGTGGATTCATCAAGTGATCGCGCCCAAGGAGGTGGTTTTTCCCAATTTATCCTTTCGTACCCGCGCAACATAACCAATGCATGGGCATACACCATGAGGTCGAAGGCTTCATTAGCCCCCTTGCCCGGTTTCGTCCATTTTCCGTCTGGACTTCGCTCCTCATAGGTCAGCTCGTCATAGAACCATTCACCCAGCCACTCAGGAAAATGTATGTAATTAGCCCCTACCGTTTCACGCGATAGCGCGTTATTGATTCGATCTTTGAGGGCATTCGTTTGTAAGAGATAAAGAGGCACATCCCCGCGGGCCTCTGCACGACGATTCGGTCGGTCGGTATTATCAGGCAGTGTTTTGCTGATGATCTTACCGTTTGACTGGCTCGCCCCTTTAAAGAGATAGACTTTTTTATGCACCCCATCACGACGACACTGGCGCCAAAAGTCATATGCGTTACCCGTTACGCCATCCTCACCACCGCTATCCACTGCCATCGCCAACACCGGCAAATGACTTGTGGGATCAGCCGCTAAGGGCCACGTTCTATCAAGTATATCAGTACGTAATAAATCCCAATCCTCGAGATAGCCTGCGGGGTCAATGGGGAGGCTCTCGCCGTTTGGCCCGGCACGCATTGACTGCTTGATATTGAATCGATCAATCACCCACCGTTCACCATGAGCACCATAACCTATAACCTGCACAACAAAGCGGCGGTGTTTACCACCCTGCACATCGACTGTGGCCACAAGAAACCGTACTCCTGGTGGCACCGTCCGCTTAGCCACTTCCTCAGCGCGGGCCTTAAGGCTTTCTCCTTTACGCTGTTCGGTGCTAGAGCGTGGTGCGTAAGGCAATCCCCAGTCCGTATTAATAACCGCCTTAAGCGTTTCCTCACTGCCTGTTCGCTCATACTCCTGCTCAGCAGTCAGTAATTTATAGACCAGTTGCGCCCATGTTTGATAAGCCGCGGCGGGGCCTTCCATCCAAAACGATGCGATACGTGATCGACGCGCCTCGCCAGAAATCACGCCATGCCGATCAATACGCTGCCCTTCAATCAGCCATATCCCGAGATTATTTAACTCGCGTTTTTGTGCGGGCAAAATATGTCCCTCGCAATGAGGGCAAAGCAAAAAAGCTGATTCACTGGCAACGACAGGATCGGGATTATCACGGTAGCCATTCATTGAGCTCATGGCTGGCTGGAAATACTCACCACAATGAGGACAAGGCCAATACCAGCGACGGCGATCACCTCGGTTATAGAGAGATAAAATACCTGTCGTTGGTGGTGCTTCATGTATCGATGTTCGTTTCCACTTCAGATCGGTTATTTCTCTGCCGGGAGAGCTTTCCACCAGCGTCATACCCGCGGACATAAAGGTTGTCGTGCGTTTTGATGCCAGAGAAAAACCATCCCCCTCTCCATCAATATCCTCGGGGAAACGGTCATAATCCGTTAGCGCCACGCATTTAAAGTCCGATGAGGACATGACATTGATCGATGGCCAACCCAACTTTAAGTAGCTACCGTTGAGGAACACGCGATCGTAAACATTATTATCGTTGCGGCGTGGGCTTAAGCATTTAGTCACTTCTGGACTGCAGCGAAATGTTCGGGCAAGACGTTTTTTAGAATGCTCTTGCGCTTTGTCCTGCGTCATCTGGATAACCAGCATGTCCGAAGGATCGCAAACTACGTTATAGACAACCCACCCATCAATGAGTCCGATTGTTTTACCAGTTCGCGCAGGGCCAACGAATATCACCGCATCATATTCACGTGAGGCAAGGCAGTTCATTGGTTCTACAATATAGGGCGCAACCATCGGGTCCCAAGGTACTGAGTTACCCGCCCCAACGGGGACACGCATATACCGAGCAACAGCATCCGCGACAGGCATGCGCCGAGGCGCACTCAGTAATCCATAGGTGTTTTTACGTAATACGCTGGCTGTAACCTGCGACGCCATCACGCCTCCTCTGGCTCTCCCTCCTCTGGCATTGAGGTGTCAGCATCAGCCACTTTTTGGGCAATCTGATCACGCATATCGTCTATGATGTTTTGAACACGTAGCACCGCTGATGGTGTCATCGCGCAATCACGCTCAAGAATATCCGGTAAGGTTTCCAGACCTTGGATCATCGCCTTGGCCATAGACGCCATTTCCCGTGCCACATCACTTGCGGGGAGTAACTCCCCTATCTCTTGTTCGAATTTGAGCCGCTCACGTTCTGACTGGTACCAAGCTTTGCGATCCTGCGGCGCCATGTCATCACCTGAAACCGGCGTTGGCATCTTCATCAGTTCAGAGAGAACCGACGTTAATTTATAGAGCTTAAGGTTTGATTCATTCCCACCAGAAGTTGCCACATTCTTTAGACGCGCCGTCACTGTTTGGCGATGAACATCCGAAAGTGCTGCAAGTTGGCTGATATTGAGCGTGAGATTTGTTAACTCTTTATCCATTCTCCACTCCAGTGATGAACAAAAAACAGTCACATTCACCACTGAAAAATAATTTAGCTATTATTTTCAAAATGTTGAGGTAGTGGTGATGGCAGATCAAAATCCAAAAATGAGGCGTTTTCCGCGAGGTCGCCGCCCCGTGGCAAGGGCCCCCTTCGGGAGTACCTTTTCGATAATGAGTATCATTTACTTGGCAAGCCACTAACTATAGTAGACATGCGGGGAATACCGGCTGTAATGCCTTTGTGATTGCAAAAAAAACCGCACAGAGACGGCTACTTTTGAGTGGTCATCTCATAAACTGCGCAATTTTAGCTTTAACTCTTTTGTCAATTTTCAACCTGTATCTCTCACCGGTTGAGAGTGCTACAACACACTGCATTTTTTCAACAGATGCATTTTCATCTAATAGTCGTTTAGCTATTCTCTTCAGCCAACTATCATCATCGCTAATAATTATTCGGTAATTTGCCTCATCACCATGCTCTAAGCGAATGGGAAGTGGATCAGACTCCTGATTTCTGAACATTTGCTGAATCTCATTTTCACCACCAACAACCCAAAAAATTGCCTTAATCCTAATTGAATGAAGCGACTTGTTTACAACGGTTATCGCTACGACTGGCTTATCATCAACTTCAAAAAACATTCGTCCAAGTCTTACGCGACCACCTATAAACGCCTTGGGATTTCTCAGTGCTATATATAGCGAAGTAATAACGGCTGCAACTGTAGCAATCCCTGAAAGCCATGTACCAATCATTGACCAAAAGGCCCAATCAACAGCGGCACGGTTAGCCACTAACGTTTCATAAGTAATGTAGTTTGCGTCCATTTCCACCTCATATAGTCTATGAAGTGATTGTAGCGAATAGCATTATCACAGGCACTCATTGAATGCCTGCTGTAATGCCTACTGCCCGCTTACTTTGTCATAGACGCGTTCACAGGTTTGTCCGGCTCTATAAGCACGGTCAGCCTCTTTTGCATACTCTCCTGCTGCTTCGTTAGATTCGCTGAGCAACTGGGTAAGCAATATGATGGCTTGGGACTTTGACGCGCTTGAGTTGGCAGCATTGGAAAGCTTGCCGGTTTCACTGTCTGCGAATTGTTGCCTGAGCTGTACGAGCTGTTGCTGCAACCTGTTAGCAGAGCGCTTAGCATTAATAGCATCAGCTTTAAGCTGTTTGTTATCTTCATCTGCATCTTTAACCGCCTGATCAGCCGCCTGTTGCCTGCGTTGCTCTTCTGCTCGTTCGCCTGCCTGTCGCTGGGCTCGAGCATCAGAATCCGCTTTATCACGCTTCGCCCATTCCAACTGCCAAGATTTATCGGCATCACGGTAGCCAGTGTAATGACCCACCCATAAGGACAAATTCGCAAGCACCACCACCATTGCTATCATTCGCCAATTGATACTCATACCATAAGCGCCGCCCGCGCCTTGTTGTAGCGTACCTTGCGATCATCGATACCGTTCAGACCACCGTTGATAATCTGCGTCACTCGATAAACGTCAGCACCGTATGCCATGCAGCCTTTTGATGTGTAGAACCACGCCGCCGAACGTGCAGCTTGTAGCTCTAGCTCGAGCAATTCTGGCTTAGTCACCAAATCAAGCTTTAGCGCTGCGCCACATGCGCGATAGTTATCAAGTCCGGTAATCTGGATAAGGCCGCGGCCTCGATACTTCCAACCATCGCCGGAGGCTTTATTACCTAAGCGACTGGCATAAACCAGATTAGCGATGGCATCTTGTCGCGCTGGTTGCTGCGTCGTTCTGCCAAGGGCATTGGCCTGCTGCTGAGTAATACGCTTACCAAATACAGTAACCAAAGCACCCGGTGTGTAATTCAGTGATTCAACAACCTGCCGAAACCCACCAGACTCATGACCCACCTGAGCAATAAACATCGCCTGATCGGTTGCCGCTGTGATACCAAATTCTTTCATTGCTGCATCGATGTGCGGAAACCAGCGCGCAGCTAATCCGGCGCTAATATCAGCCGCCTTTTGAAACTGTTCGAGATCCATGGAATTACCTTACTGTTGAGGAGGGACGCCAGTCTTACTGCCGACAACACGACGTAGAACCGAGCTGAAATAATCAATACCCAAGAAGCCAATAAAGACACTGCCGATATATGCCCACTCTTGATCCCAACTCATTAGCGTAAGCAGGTCTTTAATAAAGAATGCCACCAGTGCGCACATAGCGGCATCCAGAATCCGTCGCCACATCGGAGACTCTCCGTTATATATCCCCCGCAGAATAGCCATTAGACCCGCAATGAATGCGTAACTTCCCTCGCTGCGGTGCTCTGCAATCCATGTCATTAACATGGCCCAGAGCTCGGGGCTTTTGTGCATTTTCATGTTCTCCCCCCATCCACCAGCGCGGTAGGGTTAATTAGTGGAATAGCACCCAGCCGTAACCACTCTCTGCTAGAAAGTGTTTAATGTGTGGATGGTTGTTGGCTGGGCGCTACATATGAAAAAGGCCACCAGAAGGTGGCCTATAAATATAGTTATAGAATTCAGTGAGAATGCTTAGCTCATTATATTATCGATTTTGAGCTAATGATTTTTCACCTGTAATCTCATACAGCTAAGTACTTAATTACTAGATTTGGAGATAAATTATTATATCCTATATGCGAAGTGTTTTACTGGATTAACAAAGGAATCTAAAGGTGAACATATGAGAGTCTTCATGAGCGAATGGCTTATAGGGCTGCAAGCCTCTGCTGCGTCATTAATCTTAATATTGCTATTGTTCTATATTGTGGCTGCCTGAAATAAAACATCAACACAATCGGCTGAGCCATCTCCACTGGTTGAAAGACGCGCACCTGTATTCGGTGCTATATGAAGATGGCTCATGCAGTTGTGCAGCACACCAAACGCTCTGGGTTATCCCTTCTTCGCTGAGTGATGTGCTGATTGCCGTGATGGCTCTTCCCAAACACTTTTCTTACAAACTGATCAGGCACCACGACCCATTGAACGTACCTAATTTATTATAGTGACACAATCATTAACGAAACTTTCGGAATAATCTTTTTAATGGACATTACCAAAAGTAAAGTAGCTCGGCAGTAATAACCTTAGTTAGAAAAATTTGAGGATAGTCATTTGCTAGCAGGCTTTATTTTCAACAAATAATTAATTAGCCTGATAAGTAATGACTTATGGTTATTCATGTTTTTTTGATTTTGGCATTTATACCGCTTAGTTTTAATTTCCAATAAAAAAGATTTAGCTTTAGAAACCCAACCTACTTAATGTCAAATTATCAAAATAAATTAGCTAAGACTCTTCTTACATCAATAAACTTAAGACATAAATAATACCTTTAAAAAAGCTCAACTTTTCAGTTACTTATCATAATACATTAGATTTATTTATAAAATAACGAAAGAGAGTATATCAAAAGCAAAAATAAATAGATCTAAATCAATAAGTTGCTATTCATCCTAGGTTATCAATTACTACCTGTGTTTGATTATACATTAGCATAGATTTTCCCTGATGTTGGCCTATGGCCCCTCTCATCTGAACTTACGGGGATGAGAGGTTTCTTTTTTATTACGTATGGAGTTCCATCGAATGAAAAGTAGTCGATTATTTCTTGTAGCCAACAGCTATGTAAAAGTGGTTTGTTCAGAGCCGGCTAAAATCCTATTGATCAATGAAAAACATTACGACAGATTTTGCCGAGACAGTTGGGCCGACTACCATGGAGGTTTTTTTTGCAACTTCCCAGCTATTGTTGAAGTTCCATACGATGGGATCTGGAATATCGTGATTGATACTCATAGTCATGGAGATACTGAGTCTTCAGTGAGCATAACTATCTTGCCTAATCATGAGTTATTAGAGCAACAAGACGTGATCAAATAGTAATGAAAGTCTATTTACAGGCAATTTTCAAAGTAGGAGTTCAACATCTATCGCAAAGTTGGTCCGCCACCGAGGACTCGAACCTCGCACCTACAACTTATATGGTCATCGGCTCTATCCTGCTGAGCTAGTGGCGGTTAGGACGCGCGGCGCTGTAACGAGCTGATAAATTGGCTTTCACCAATGATAACGACGCTCATCCCTACGCTAGCTCGCTACAGCTAGCGGAATAATAACCATATAAGATAATTCATTACAATAACTAAGCGTTATTTTCGGATAAGTACGACAATGACAATAAAAAAACCCGCACTAGGCGGGGTCAAATGATTGCGAGTGGATAAACGATACAAATTCCCACTATTTAGCCAAATTAAACCAGCTTCGGACAAAATGCAAGTTTTATGTCTTAATTTGTCGCTATCGTTTCCAAACAGTGTCTAACGAGTCACTTCGTTAAACACGCTATCCGCATAACTCTCTTCAATATCACATTTTGCCACCAGCGCCTCAAAGTAAGGCTTCCAATTACGATTCCATGTCCTTTCCTGCAATTCTGGCACCCATGCTGCAATGGCTCTGTAAGCTTTAGAGGCTGGCGTACGTTTATATCCTCTTCCAGAGCAGCGCTCACATATTTTATCTATTGGTCGGCCAAGCAGTGCTGACTTCTCTAAATCCCGCACTCTCCCTGTACCATGACAGCGGCAGCGTTGAGATACTTTGCCTTTACCGTTGCAGTGCTTGCATAACACACCTACTCGCTCGCGTTTGATGGTAGGAGAATAAACGACCTCACCATCGGCGTTCGTGATGCCGGGATGTTTCACAACATCTTGGTAGCTATAGATGAGACCATCACCTTTGCACTCATCGCATTCTGACATTGAAGCTGCTGATCGTGCGTATTCTTCAAAGGCAAGTTTCGCAAGAACGACCATGCATTGCCCTAACCGGTTACCTGCAGATTTAACAACCAGCTTCGGCGCATGACGCAAAGCGTACTTGCTCAACTCTTCAACGGTGCGGATCTTATCTTGGGTACTGATACCACTTTTCCCGAGGAAAGCCGCCATACCAAAGCTGGCTCTTGCTTCCGCCATGCCCATAGCCGCCATCAGGTCAGTGCCCGTAATGCGATCGGGAGATGTCCCACCAGACATACCGGTAATATTCATCCCTTTAGGCCCAAAGTGCTTTAACGCATTTTCGATTTTCATAGCAATACCCTATGGGGATTTCTGATGCCTTATTATCCCACAATCCGCAACATAACTTAATATCATTGCATTTATTGCAATAAATATTGTTAAGTAGCTTCACTCTATATTCAGAGGAGATAAGGCGGCACTCAGGCCGCCATGTCTCTTACTGGCGACGACTACCCCCACTGCGCACTGTTTTGGCGCTAATGACAGAATCCGCCAGTACCTGATACCCGGTGTTCACTTGCCCATCCTGCCCCGTCCATTGGCTGATATTCATTGAACCGGAAACGCTAATGAGGTCGCCTTTTCCATGTTTAGCTAAGAAATCAGCCTGTTTTCCAAAAGCGGTGACAGCAAGCCAGAATGTGGACTGCCCATCATCAGCGGCATGGCAAGGTAGCGACACGGCCATACGCGCCAATGCCATTGCGTTGCCATTGGTTGTAGCCTTTGATTGCACGTCAGACACAAGGCGTCCATGTGCGGCAATATGTGCGGTCATTAGTCATTCTCCTCATCATCTGAATCATCAATGGGCAAACTCAACACAACGAACCGGCATTGTTTCCCCCCGTGGCTAAGTGTTTTTTTACTGATACCTTTGCTGGGTTTGTCCAACATTCCCGCATCTGCCAACGCTTGGGCAAAGGCCGTGTAATTAGCACCCGCCGCTATTTCGTCCTTGAATACCGTTGGCCATGTGTGGAAAGCGATAACATCCGTCACACGGTTCGTGACACGATACCCTGCAAGGTTTTTAATGGGTAAATCTCGCGGATCAGAGTCTGGGTAAGGCAAATACCGACTCAAACCAAACTGCTGTAGAAATGCAGTGGCCTGCTCAACCCATGCTTTGGCTTCGCGGTTACCCATGCCAAACTCACTAACCCACGCATTAAAGCTATGCAGCAATGCATCGTGGCTTACGGACTCGTCCCACCCCGTTAAATCGGAGGACAGACACAATGCGGCATCCAGAATGGCGAAGCGACTCGCAACACGTCGAACTTGCTCACTCGCTTCAGGGGGTAATAATGACAACCAGCGACGTTCAGAATCTCTGACAACTTTCACTGCTTGATCGCGGTGCTCTGCCAGATAAGCGATCCATTTCCGACCAATAGCACCGAAGTTATTCTGGTACCCATCCTTCATCGCATCTGCATGCGCCTTACCATCTGCGTAGCCATGAAACTCTGTCGCTTTACTGATAGGGACGTTAAGGAGTCGGACTAATTGCCCCGCATTGATCTTCCCACCATCGGCTCGAATGTAGCTCTCGAGGTCGATTTCCCCAGTACTAAAGGCCATCGCTCGCCAACGTTTAAGGTCGCGATTCCCGCCCTCTTTAGCACCTTGAATTTTCCCTACTCCGTTAAATAGTGCATAAGCCGATTCCGCCACCGCACGACGGTTGCCACCCTGACCGATTTCATCCAACGGCATAAAACCATCATTATGTGCAGCGGCTTCATTCACGAGGCCGAGTGCCGTTGAGTACCATGTGAGTTTCAATGCATCAGGTTCACCGTAAACACTACTGGCTGCATTTGCGGTGGTCGTTTTACCCGCAGAAGAGCCCCCAAACAGATGAACGCCAAAACCATCAGCCCCCGCTAAACCGATCAGCGGTGCAGACAAGGCGCAGGCAATGCCCAACATCATTGATGGATTACGATAAGCCAGCTTCGCAACACTGCCTTTCCAACTCTCGACCGTACCTTTTACGCAGTAACCTTTCGCCGCTGCCGATCGACCATTGAACAATACCGGCCTTTCAGGACGCCCAATAATGGATGCATCCGGCATAATGTAAGCACCGTACTGCCAACCGGTCGCATTAGCGATAGACCACAGCTCGCGGTTGCCGCTACGTTGAAGGTGATCGGCTAAGAGAGAACGCAGACCACTTTTCGCAGTGATCAGCATTCCGCCCGACTTCATCCTTGCCCAACCTTCTTTTTCGCCAATATCGCGCAAAGGGATCGCTTCAATACGCTCTTTGTCCGTTCCCTCGGGTGTCCATGCGAGTATCAAATAGCGCTCAGCATCATCCTCACCAACGCCAACAACGTTGACTAACGTCGATAGCCATGATTCCTTTTCGAGGATTTCATTCGTACTGTTGTCCAGCTTGGGCTCTATCCAGTACAGCCCCTCTCGGCGTTTATCCACGTAAGGCTTGAGATCGTTCTCTTTGTGGCCTTTAGTGGGTTCGGATTGAATATCCGCCTGAGGTTGATAGAGGGCAGATGCAAAAGCTTTTGCGGCTGCTTCTAGACCATGTTGCTGGCGGTAGTCATCCCAGTCCGCCTTTTTGTCTGTCGGCGGTGCCGATACCCAGCCAGCCACGGCAAGAGCCGCTTTTTCTGCGTGTTCGATCCCGACGTTCTTGGCACCTTCGGCTAAATCATTATCAGCGGCGATAATAATTTGTGCATCAGGATGGCTGACTCTCAAAACCTGCGCGACGGGTAGCAGGTTACCTGCATCAATAGCCGCCACAGTAAGGGCGTCAGGGCGCATGAGATGCACACTTAGCGCTGTCGCCAGCCCCTCAGCGATCAAAATATACGGCGGGGTTTCCACGGCATTAATGGTGTAGAAGCTCCCCTTTTTAGCCGATCCCGCTATTAATCGTTTTTCACCCGATGGGCTAATCGTCTGTGCTGCAACAACTTCGCCTGACTCATCACGCAATGGCAGTAATAAACCGCCATCAGGCAGAATAGAGAAAGTAAAACCCTCCAGCCCCTTGCTCTGTAAATACGGGCTTTCGCCGAACGTGACCTTTTGCCCCAGCTTACGATAGCGGTCGGCAAACTTGGTGTGCTGCTCTTGATCCAAAGCGCTTTTTTGCCCCTTGGTTGCGGACAAGCTCTTTCTCTGGCTAGTGACTTCCTGCATTTTGGCTGTCCGGTAATCAATACCCAACGCATCGGCTGCAAGCTGCGCGGCTGTTGTGATATCACAACACCTGACCTTGGCTATCAGGTCTAAGCCATCCCCCGCCCCGCACTGGTTGCAGAAGTGAGAGCCACGCCCGTTATCATCAAAACGGAAACGGTCTTTACCGCCGCACGCAGGGCAAGCCGTATGTGTACGCGGTGACGCAGGGACATTTACGCCGATAAAATCGAGGATCTCTGGCCAACGATTAGTGGCTGCTGCCGTCACTTCACGGATCAGGTCAATATTACGCATGGAATGTTCCTCCACGTCTGGCGACTGAATCACCCATATCCGCCCGCATGGATGTCCAAAGTTCAATGCCCCGTTCGGACAATTCACCATCAACAACGCACTGCGACAGCCATTTGATAGCGATCCCCTCCCACTGAGGGCCAATATCTTTCAGAGCCGCGAGAAAACACGCATCCACCAGATCACGTATTCCGCTAACGCCACCAATAACCTCCACGCGTATCTCCTGTCCGTCTACATTGACAATGAACCAGTCTCCGCCGCTCTGCTGCCGGATAAGGTCGAAGATGGCTGTTGAGAACTGGTTTGCCAGCGCATTCAGGCGAAAATTCTTGGTAATGAGTTTCATATTTCCTCCTTAATGAGCCGTCGGCGCAGTAGGTAAACCTTCACGGTTCAGTTGTTCAATGAAGCTATCGTGCAAATCCGCCAATATTTCACGCCCGACCTTCGATAGCCCACGATCGTTACCAACCATCATCGTGTAAAAATCGATGGCATTTTTGACACCCTGCTCGGGGCCAAAACGCTCAATCAGTGCCCCTTCGATGTTATTCGCCATCGCCAAGCGTTCGGCTAGGGGATAGAGATTCATGCTGCCCTGTTCGCCGACATAAATTGCACAGTCCTTGAATTCGCCCGATCGCCATTCAACTCGCTCAGTGCCGTTTTCCTCGCGCTGCTCACGTATAAATGCGGTAGCAATCAGCCAGCGCCACAGCAGTAATAAATCACTGTCCGTTGCGCTTTTTCGGCTACTGCCCCATGCTTTGATAATATCGAATGACAACGTGATCTCTTCTTCCCATTCGCCAGCATCCAGTCGGCGCATTACATCGGGAAATGGCACTAAATCGACGCGTTCAAATATACCCTCATGGTTGGAGCGCATAATATTGACGCCATCCGTAGTAGCCTCTACACGGTATTTACCGACATCTTTATTTTTTCCAAATTCGGCATGAATAATATTGTTCATTAGTACATCTCCAATCCAAAGTGATTGCCTTTCGGGTCCTTTAATGCAATTTCGACGGCGTTAGCCATAAGCGATGACATAAATTCAATCCCTTCTGGCGTCAGCTTTGTATTGTCCTTATTCAACATTCCCGGATAGGTCGACTCCAATAAACTCTGGCTACTTGCCCTTCCGTATTTTTTGATGCACTCAACCTCAAAGCAGTCCTTCAGGCAGCGATGCACCCCGTCAGCCGTCAGGTCACCCAAGATAATCTGCTTGCGCCCGACCGTAACGACACAGACGGAATGGCCGCAATTACGGCGCTTGCAATAATCCACAAAAGCATTAGCAATGTGCTTACGATTTGATTCAATGTTTTTATTCATAATATGAACCTCTCCGGATTCAGGCCGAGCGATACCCCGGACTGAGTCCGTAATGAAAATAGTTAAAAGAAAATAGGCGTTAGCGTTTCGGTGTTTTATCGCGTTCCTTAATATTAAAGTCCGCTTCATCCGCATTGAATTTCAATGCTGCAATAATGCCGGGTATATAAATCATCATTTCACCAATACCGCGTAAGTCCTCTTTTGCTTCCGACTCGGTATAATTTTCATTATCGCAAGCCAAAAATATGGCATTACCCATAGCACCAAGCCCCGAGATTAATCCATCGTAAGCCGCTTCAGAATGCTGGCGAATATATTTCAGGGACTCTATGTTCTTTTTATCTAAGTCAGTTCGAGATAAAACATTTTCGATGTGGCTCATAGGTTACCCCCAAATAATACGTTGAGGTCGATGTTATAAACTGCCAACCATGCTTGTGCAGGCCAAGCCTTCACGCTTCCCCAACGATCATCAACGACATCCTTTGCATACATACCGTTATCACGACACCACTTACGCAGCGGAACAAACTTGTAGGTCTCCTTTACACCCGTAGCCTTCTCGACTTTCTTGATGGTCGCGTGTTTAACACCCTCACCGAGTATTTCTTCCAACTCCTTACAGCGGCGACTCTTGGCACTCAGTTTGCCGAGTGCAGATGCCTCACGCTTGCGGCTAATCTGGCCTTTGGTACGCTCAGCATGATCAGCGCGTTCTTTCTCCGCCAATCGGCCTTTTTCAGATTCCAACGCAAGCTGGATGATTTCCAGCGTGGATAGCTCCACTGGTGCAGGTAATGACTTGGCATCACGCTGAGTAAAGTAGAACTCGGTCAGGTCGTTGTAGTATTCCCAAGCCTGATCGGTTTCCAGCATCTTGGCGTGGTTGGCGGCGCCGCGTTCAGTCCAGAGAATCAATGAGGTTGTATGTTTATTAACCGACTCGCTCAAAGATAGTCGGAATGACTTCAGTTCATTTCCGCTGATTTTGAAAAAGTGCTTACCTTCAACAAAGCGGTTTGCATTACGGGTGTGGTTCTGCTGAATGCGGATCACCGTTGTGCCATACCCCGCCGCTAGCTGCTCTGTGGTTGCCACACGCTTCCCACGATATTCGATAACTTGCAGATCTTTGGCTTCAACAGCCACCAGCTCGGTTTTCTTAGCCATTGCACACCCCCTGTTCACCTTTGTTCTGTGGCTGTTCACCAAAATCCAGTGCGTTCACTGCCTGCTGGGTCAACTCCTGAGCAACATCAACTAATGACTGCACGTACATTTGCATTTTCTTGTCGCCACTATTGAGGATCAGTTGGGTGCAATTCATCAGGTCTAAGGAGCGCTGCAAGCCAAGCAATACATTTGACTCAGTGTGATAGATATGGGTGTTAGGCATTTTCTTCCTCCAACACTTTGCTAGCGATCCCTTCAATCAGGTCAATAAGCTCGAAGCACAGCTGGGTTTCTTGTTCAGTAGAAATGAGGTATCCGGCCGCGGCTGCCAATGCTTGGATTTTGCCCAAGGCATCAACGGGTTCAGTTCGATTGGCTTTACGCATGGCTGGCCTCCTGACGTTGTTCGTAGATCCACATGAAACCGTCGTCAGTAGAGAACAATTGCAGACGAGAAGGTGCAGCCGTGCGGATCTGGGCGGCAAATGTCAGGTCCCAATCAATAAACTTGGCACGAGCTTCTGCTTCCGAGTCAGCCTCGGCGCGAAGGACAGTGGGTGCACAGGTAGGTAAATCACTTGGGGTGCCCAAGAACAGGTATGTAAATTTAGGGCGAGTTTGGGTACTATGAGTAAATGCCATAGTGTTAGCTCCAGTAACATTGTGGATAGAAGCCCGATTAGTGTTAGCGCACTTTCGGGCTTCGCAGTTAATAAGGTGTATTTCACCCTCACAACAAAGACTATACTCAAGTGAAATACACCACAAGCCTTTTTTTGTGATTTTTTTCGCGTATACTGACATACACCAATCCCAAGGAGTATCAGTAATGGTAACCGGTGCAAAGAACGCAAAGTCACAAATGACAACTGTACGAATTCCACATGATGTAATGGAAAATATAGAATCACTTAAGGAAGATGGTGAAAGCACAGCTGGTTTTTTAGTTACTGCTGCTAGAGGCGAAATCAAACGACGCCAGCGTAAGAAAGCCAGACCAGAACCGGAAAGCTGAGCGGAGCTAATATCGTTAGCGCTGTGAACTGCCCCGATTATTTCGGGGTTGTTTTGCGAGTAGCTTTTAACTACCTGCAAATTTTGCGTACCGATAATTTCGGTGAGCAAGGTTTGTGCAGGACTTAAAGTCCCGTGCAAACGCAAATCCCATCCTCCAATGGTGGTTAGGATATGCTCCCCTCCTAAAAATGGGTGGCTAAGCTGCTGATTTTTAAGATGACGCAAATCTGCGTTATTATCCAAATCTGTACTATAATGATTCTCCTCATGATTGAACGAGCAATCATCCCAAAGGGCAGCGCTGCGAACGCTGCCTTTTTCTTTTTGCGCCTTCTGCGTTTCATCTCTGCTAGGAAAATGGTTGGCATCAGACTTCATCAATACATTAGGTGAAGTCCCTGCAATGCAGGTTTTAGACATAATCAATGAGTTAGCCGATTCCGTTGAACCGACGGAATTAAGCTGGATCAACGAGTTAGCCAATTCTCGCGCTTCGCGATAATTAAGCTGGATCAACAGGTTGACTAACTCTGGTTCTCTGACAGAGATAAGGCCAATCAAAGAGTTATCTGCTTTCAGTTTTAAACTCGGCGTTTCACCAAGTTTGATTTGCACACATCCAAAAGAGTTGCGCAAAGTTTGAGCAGACTGCAAGTTCACAGTCTGGAACTTTTTCAATAAGTTAGTAGCAAAGCCCGAATTAGGGTTTTGAAAACTTTTCAATGAGCTATAGGCAAGCGGCATATTTGCAGCTTGGTTTTGTAAGTAACCGATAGTTACCTGCAAGGTTTGAGGCTCGTTTAAAACTAGTCGCAACAGCCCCTCTTTAAGAGGGTTAGTGTGCTGGACAAAATCGCCGTAGCCCTTGTTCTGCAAGGCTATTTCTGGACCCCCCCCATAGATATTAGCCATTATGCTGAACCTCCCACTTGTACTTATCGAAACCAATCTGCCCCATCGCATGTACTAACTTTTCAGCCGGACGCAGGGCTTTGAGTTCCTTCTTCCGCAGGTTCATGCCATTACTGCCCTGTGATCCATGAAGTTGCTTAGAATGCTTGTCTGCGCGAGTTACAGTACTTTGCGCATCAGCAACCGGCATGGCAGCCAGCTCTTGCAGTGACGGTAGTTCCACATGATGGAAAGTGACTGCCTCCTGACATCGGAAATAAGCATTCACCAATTCTTCCTGAACCAGCCAAGATAGATCGTCCTGAAAGGGCTTAACTAGCAGCAGGTAGCCCATCTCAGTAATCACAATCCCCTTGCGGGTATGCTTCGGGAAAAACGCTGAAAGCAACTGAGTACGTATTACGTCCCCAGTTAGCTCAAAAAGGTGGCGCCCCAGAACGAACCGCGAGCGATGACGACCAAAGGCCGCTTTCGCCGTACCTTTCGGACGCTGGTGAGCAGTATCAATCATTGAGAATGTCACTAAGCGTTGGCTATTAAATTCCAAGGTAGGAAGTTGTTTAAGCTGAATAAGGATTTCATTCTGGCCAGCTTCCAGATTTAAATAATCACTCATGCCAATACCACCACCAGCAAGCCTTTAGCCGTGTAACCCATTACCTGCTTACCTTCAACACGCACACGTTTTTTGGTCAGAAAGCGGATGTGGTCAGCATAGACATTCAGCCATTTACCATCGACCGCGACACGTTTAAACGCCTTTCTAGGTTGCTCAGACACCTGCACAAAAACGCTACAAGCCTTGTGCGGTGCGGGTTTCTCTGCGACAACCCCCTTGTCTTTGCCTGTAACACGGTACAACCAAAAGCGGCCATCCTTTCCAGTCAGTTTTCTCGTACGAACCGGTAAATATCCCGCCTCACGCATAGCCTCACTGAAAACGGCATCATTCGGGTAATGCTGACGACGCACTTCGGTAGATACCGATACGGCAAAACTTTGCTTTGTTGGATATTCGGTCCACTGGCGAACTAATTCGATAGGTAAGCCATTAACCAAAATACCGCTCGTGACGAATTTAGAGTGAGTCTGTCCCTCCCCAACAAAGGGACTTTTTTTCAGTTTCATTGGTTATTCTCCGTTTTAGCTTTGGTTAGCTGTCGCGACGGCAATCGAAGGATGAATGAAAACAGCCGCAAACTCTCGCAAATAATGTACTTAGGGTGTTTATGCGACCTCCTTGCGGGATTCTTCAATGCGCTGATTAATCCATTCGTCAATTTCGCTTTCAACGAAGGCAATAGAGCGCGAACCAATTTTTACTGATGCGGGGAATTTTCCTTGAGACATGAGGCGGTAGATCCACGCCTTACCGAATCCGGTACGGCGCCGCACTTCTGTAATGCGGATTAATGATTGTGATGCTTGTGACATGTAGCCCCCTGTACTTGTCTATTAAAGTTAACAGGGGGATTTTCCGTTCTATTTTACTTTCTTGATAGGTATATACACAAAAAATAGTTTTCAATGTATTTCATACCTATCAATTTTCAGCGAGTTTCAGTACATCTAAAAATCGCATATCTTTAAGGTACTCATTTTTCTTTACGAAAAAAATTATCTCTCGTAATAAATCATTGTTTATTATTTTTTCAATGAATGGTTTTACTGTATCCTTTATTTGAGCCCCACTCATTACATCATAATCATAGTCAGACAATGGAAACAATATCCTTGCATACATCTCATTACTAATTTTCTTCTTATAAGCCATCTCCCAGATCAATAAGTCCATAAATGGAATGACTTTATAAGTTATTAGTTTTTTCAATGTAGACAATCCTATTCTATTAACAGCCCTGTCAGGCTCATTGATTCCGGACTCTACTCTCCACTCCTTAATCATCTCCCTGAACTCAGTTACTAACTCCTCATCTGAGTATTCTTCAAGATTAAATTTAATGACTATCTCTCCACTAAAGCTTTCACCTAAATAGTCTACGTTAGTTATTTCTCTACCTACATGTGTGCTCTGTACTTCTACAGTACCATTTTTGTTATCCACAATATAACCATGTCTTGCCAACGCTTTATAATATGAAATCAAATCCCCCATACTAAATGGAATGCATGCTAAGCCAGTAGTAAATGAATCGCTATGAGAAACGTTAAAGTAATCGCGTGAAACTATGTGATATCCATTGTACTGCACGGTAATGTCTTTCATATTCTCCTCTTCAGACATAGGATTTACTTCAATATGCTCTCCATCAAGGCTATGTAAATATGCTAATGTTGATCCCATGTGACCTTTTTTTAAACCTTCAATAAAACGTAATCTAGATTCATTCATATTTTGAACACCCATCGGTGTATCACTATCATCCCCTTCGTAAAGTAAAAAGATTCTAAACTCAATATCATCTAAAATTTGATCTGTTGTATACCCCAATAACTCACCATATCTTGACGTATCAAACCACGACAAAATTTCTTGTGCTTTTACTCTAACCATAATTCTATCCAGCCCTCTAATTTGTTGAAGCGGCTATGTTCTCGGGAGCAACCGATACATAGCTTTATGGATATAAGTCTACCGTAGTCCACCATAGGCTACCAACAATAAACACTGTATAAAATCACAGTTATTGTTTGGGATCACAAAATTGAGTCGAATAGTTCAAATTAAGTTATCAAAACTGTATGTATAGCCAGCCACAATGCATAAGGTCGGTTAAATGAGGCTAAAGTCGGGTAATGGTCGGTTAAATACTAGAGCGTAACTAATTAATATATCTATAAAACATAACCATTAACCGACTTAACCAACCTAACCTACCTACTTTCTACGCACGTGAGTAAATTGAACTATTAAGCCTTCTTTCTGGCTGGCAGTCCTAACTCAAGGCTATCTATGTAATCGGCATACCACTGCAGCATTTCTCTGCGCCCATCAAGATACTGAGCATGGTTGTACGTACCTCGTATGCTGTTCTTGTCCACATGGGCCAACTGAGTCTCGATCCAAGCAGAGTTAAAGCCCTGCTCATGTAATATCGTGCTCATTGTGTGCCGGAAACCATGCCCTGTAGCTTTTCCATCATACCCAATACGTTTAATCACCTGATTAATGCTCGCTTCACTAATTGGCTTTCTGGAATCATTACGTCCGGGAAAAACAAACTGAAACCGACCAGTGATCTGCTGTAGCTCTTGGATTAGAGCTAGAGCCTGACTAGAAAGTGGCACTAAGTGAGGGCGTTTCATCTTCATACGCACAATGGGAACCTCCCACACAGCCTTATCAAGATCGAACTCACTCCACATTGCAGCTCTAAGCTCAATCGTGCGCACTCCAGTAAGCATCAGGAGCTTTGTAGCTATTCTGGTAATGCTGCTGCCGCTATATTGTGAAAGTGCCTGTAGGAAGGCTGGTAGCTCGTCTGCGAGCAGATGTGGGAAGTGTTTAGCTTTTGGCGAAGATAATGCACCAGTAAGCTCAGCTGCTGGATTAACCTCAGCCCTGCCAGTAACAATGGCATATCTAAAAATTTGATTGCAGGCTTGCCGTAGCTTTTTTAATTTATCGAGAACACCACGCTTTTCCATCTTTCTAAGCGCTTCAAGCATCTCCAAAGGTTTTATCTCTGCTATAGGCCTCTTACCTACAGCTGGAAATACATCGTTCTGTAACCCCTCTAGGATGTCGGCTGCATATCCCTCAGACCAGTTCGGTCTTTTGTATTCATGCCATTCTCTGGCTAGAGCTTCAAAGCTGTTATTGATAGCCGTCTGCTTTGCAATTTTATCTGCTTTCTTCTCCTGACTAGGATCACCACCAGCAGCAATAATGCTTTTAGCCTCCTGTCGCTTTTGGCGAGCATCAGCAAGGGACACGTCAGGATAAGGACCAATTGATAAAAGTTTTTCTCGTCCAGCTATTCGATATTTCATCTGCCATAACTTCGAGTTGTTTGGCTTAACCAACAGAAAAAGCCCACCACCATCGGCAAGCTTGTATGGTTTTTCTTTAGGTTTGGAAGTCTCTATCTGGCGGGCATTGAGTTTCAT